TCGTAATTGCCATTCTGTTCCATGTTCCACTGCCTCCATAAAAGCATCTGTGATGTTTACGGCATTGAACAGGTTGAAACACTTACGGTTGATGTCCCCGCCTGTCGGTACCTTAAAGTTGATGAACTCGATGATGTCGGGGTGCGACACGTCGAGGTAGGCCGCGTAGCTTCCCTTACGGGTGCGGCCTTGTTTCCACGCCGTCATACCGGAGTCGACGACTTTCATGAAAGGGATAGGTCCCGGTGCTTTATCTGAGATTCCACGTACGTCAGACCAGTGTCCTCCGACACCGCCGCCCTTCACGGAGAGCCAAGCAACCTCACTATTATGATGGATAAGGGACTCAAGATTATCGCCAACGTAAGTAAGGAAGCAACTAATGGGCAATCCCTTGGGGTCATCCCCCAGTCTCGGAGCATTACTAAGAACAGGGCTAGCAAACATAAACCAACGCTGACTTGCATAGTCGTATATACGCTGAGCGAATCCATAGTCTTCCTCACAATAAGCCAAGGCCGCACGAGCGAATGCCTCTTGGGGGCTCGACTCGTCAGGCAACATATAGTAGTCAGTGAGTAACTTTAGGGCCTGTGCCGAGAAGTTTTCATCACGGTCGTAATCAATCGCAATCTTGTTGCAGTACATGTGTTCCATCATTTCTCCGAAAGTTCTTTTTCTGCGCGGGCTGAGTACCACTCCGCCTTGCCAATATTCATCAAGGGGGTATCTTTATCGTTAACCCGTAGTAAATATTTTAGCGAGTTTCCGAGGAGATAGCCAGCAAATTGTTCTTCCGTTAGTACAGACTTGATGACATCAATCGCCTCGAAGTCCTTCTTCCTATAGTGTTCTGGGTTCTTCCAATCGCTCATTGTAAGTTACCGAAGTCTGCCATGATTACGTTACCCTCCATCGACTTGATGCGATCCTTATGTTCTTGCTTTAAGTCTTCTTCTGGGACGACTTGACCGAGTGCTTCCAGCGTAATCCTTTCCAGTCCCATGTCGTACACGTCGTCGAAGTGTTCGTGTACTGCCCCAAGTAACCCTTGAAGAATGACATACGTCGGGTCCATGTAATGCTCGTCATCATCACCCATCTTAAAATTCTTAGTCGCATATGCACGGATAGCAAAGCCATCCTCGTCTTCATTTTCATCGTCAGTCGGCTCCAAGACAATGTAGTACCGCCCTTTCAGTAAGCCGGCTTGCTCGAGGGCAATCAATTTGTCGTCATCTAAACTCATGCTTTCTTCTCCAACCACTCCAGTGGTATTGTCCCATCAGCCCAAAGGATACCATGCTTATCGCACCAAGATCCATAGGTCGTCTTACTAGAACGGTTAAGTTTGTTTGATGCTCTCAGGAAAAGCATCCGTATGTCGCAAAACATATTCTGTTTAGTCACCAGCAACATCTTCTGACGATCCGCGGGACTAAAAAACCCTTTGGCTTCTACGTAAATATCCTGTTCCGGCAGATAAAAGTCAGGGGTGTACATCTTGAGCTTTGGTTGGTACGAAAGCTTTTTAGTTTCGTATTCGTACTTAACCCCTTGTTCCGCAAGAAACTTAGCTACCCGTAACTCATAATCTGATCGGAACTTGTGCCTCGTGTTGTTGCCAGCCATAGTTACATAAGTCCTTGTATCGATTGAGAAATTCTATCGTTAAGTTTCGGGGAGGTCTTTTCTAGTGCTTCGAGTGCTAAACTATATTCATCCCCCGGAAATAGAACAACTCTACCTTGTCGTGCAGTGTTCGCTATAGCAATCAGTTCATCAGTGGATCGCCTACTGTCCCGTTGCCATGTCTCGTGGGATAGGGGAGTCCCAAAATGGGACCACATGGTGAGTGGCAGACACCGATCAAAGTTACGGGCCCACCTAACCCAAGGGTCGCCTCCTTTCTTATCCGCCGCTTCAACGTAAACTGCGTAAGCTCCATCATTCAGATAGAGAAGCTGACGTTCCACTTTCTTTGTCATCAGAAGGGGCATCTTTATCCTCCACAATAATTCTCCGGAGGGTAGCTAGGCCCTCTGCTTTTATGCCGAGACCGTAGTCTTGACACTCTAGTTGGTGGAAAAGTCTGCCTCTCTTGTAGGTCATATCGCCCACTTGATAGATTGTTGCGTGTTGCACACCATCCAACATCGGACGCAACTCGTCGATAACCATCGTGTTGTGCCGCTCCACGTCCTTCATGATTCGGTCTTTGAGTTTGATAATCTTACCTTGTAGCTCGACTACCTTCTTGATATCTGTTGTCTTCATAGTTCCTTGACCTTTAATGTATGGTACCAAACTAGGGGTTTTTGTTTGGCCTTCGATGTAACCTTCTCGTGTTGTACTGCCTTGGGCCAACACTCCTTTCTAAACCCACAGAATGTGCAGTTCCTGTTGAGAACCTTGTTTCCTGTTTCGTGGACTACACCATCCTTACGGTAAGTCTCCGGCACAGGATCAATCGGGGGTTTCTTAAATTTGAAGTTGGACATGAGGGCTTCGACGTTAGTCCCAGCTACCCGCAAGGCTTCATCCCTGTCCTCCCGTTGGTCATCGGGTGCTTGAACAAACTGGATCTCACCGGAGGATTTATCCACCACAATCCACCCACCGAAGTCCTTTCCTTTAGACTCCGCGTAGAGATGTCCTTGCACAATATAACCGAAGGGATCATCTTCCTTGATGTGGTCGTACCCTTTACCAAACTTCTGAGTGTAGGAGTACGGGCTAGCGGACTTTACGTCCCAGACCTTCTCTCCGTCCACAGGATCATCGATAATTAAATCGAGGGTACCCTTTACCTCTTCACCACCAACGGCTAGCTGGCAGGGCCCCTGTGCCTCTGTGATCTTCACGCCGGCTCCCTTGAGGATAGCCATCACTGCACACTCCACAAGATCTCCGATGAGGAAGCGGAGGATAGCATTGTACGTCATCTCTTCCTTGAGACCGTCCCGTCCGTGTACTTGCTGACAGAGGGGCTTCCCGAGTCCGGACATCCGTATCCGCCACTCAGGATCTCGGTTGAATTGCTTCTCGAGTGCGTCCCGGCAATCCTTCGTGAACTCCTCAAGCACAGAAGGGGAAAGCGATGCTTCCCCCCTCGTGGCCGCTTGAAGGAAGTTCTTAACTTGAACTTCCGCCAGCATCAGTTGAAGTCCGCCGCAAGATCAATCTCTTCTTCCGATGACTTCGCTTTAACAGCCTCCTTGTGTTGCTCCATGATATTTGAATTCGATGCCTTCACAGTCTCGAGGAACATCGTCATCATTTCCATTTTATCATCATCCATCGGTGTACTATCCTTTTGCGTAAACACCGGGGTGAAGTAGGTGACGCTACCCGACTTATGACGCTTCGTAGTCAACTCGAAAGTCACCTCACTCATGAGGGTGTTCTTACCGAGACGCTCGATAGCTTCACGTGCAGGGCGGAACCCAGAACGCTTGAAGTAACTAACCACAGGGTAGTTATCCAACTTCACGTCACGTCCATCCGCTGTCTTACCTTCCATAGTAATGAGGGCGTAAAACACTTGGTTACAAGTGGCTAGGCGGGAAGCGAGTGTCGCTGGGTGGTCTTCACCGTACTGTTCTTCCTCAGACTTCGTGAGGCGTCCACACTTGTTTCCGCCATTTGTGTCAGGGAAGTGGAAGTCCAAGCTCGGTGCTTGGATAGAACGACACGAGAACTTGCCTTCCTCCTGATCCCACACAGTCCACTCATACGTACGTAGGAGGGGTCGAAACTCGACGGTGTCTGAGTAAACAAACTCACCATCGTAGTAGACCTTCCACGTGCCTTTCTTGAGGCTTAGGCCATCGTCAGTGTCCGTGTCGTAGTTGATGTTCAAACGATTGAGACCCGCCTTTTGTTGGTCCTCATCCGCTTGCCCAGATAATTTCATTAAGTCTTCACGGTTACCCGATTTGACTGCTTCTAACATGCCATCGAAGGCATTATCCATTACGCTCAGTTCGCCCATTACGCTCTCCTTAGTTTGCGTAAACAACTTCGGTGTCCAACCAATTGGACCCCATCTTACACTCGACAGAGATTGGCATATCATATTCAATCCCGTATCTCCGCCGACACTCTTCGGGTAGGGACATCATCGCCTCTACCACGAGGGTAGTACAAGTATCCTCCTCTCCGGGGAATACGTCAAGTACAATACTATCATGCACAGTGTTGCAGATAACACTTTTTAATTCCTTAGATTCCATAGACTTATGCAACTTTACTAAGGCTATTGGCAAGAGATCCCCTGTTGCGAAACCCTGAACAGGGTAGTTACAGATGGCTGTCCTATTGGTAGCCGTACCCCAATCTGTCCACGTTGTGCCGGGGAAAGCATACTGTCTACCAGAAGGTAGCTGGATGTATCCTTTCTCGACAGCATCCGTCTGTAGTTTCTTGTGCCAGTCTGTTACCCCAGCATACTTCTCTTTAAAAGCCCTGTAGTATCGCTGTTGGTCAGCAGTACCTGTGGTACCCCCATAAAGAGGTTTAAAGGTGTGTGCCTTAGCA